GAAGGAATGCGGCGGGTGCCCCACCCTCGCTGCGTCTTTGTTTTTGCCGCTAGGGTGGGATAGCTCCACCTATCTACAGCTTTTTATGGCTTTTTGCAGAGCCGGTCCACGCACAAAAGCCCCGTGCTGTGGCTGCAGCCGTTTGATTGCACTGAATACAGGAATTAGATTGCACTGGTTTTCTCAAGCTGTGGAAAAAGAGTGCAATATTCCATTTTCCATAGGCTTGAAAGGCGACTAAAACCGCCTCAGAGCTGCCTGCAAAACGCCAGGGCTGGCCAGGTATCCGAAACGCCTCCCGGCTGCCGCCTCCAGTTAGCCCAAAAATGGGGAATTACATACTTGACTCTCTGAATGCAAAGTGAAGTTACTTGCTCCCAGAAATTCATCAGTTTCACCGTTGACGGCACCCATGAGGCGTTTATCCGTCCCCTTTCGGCTGTGAATTCCTTCCTTTCGCATTGTGTCATCCCTCTTTGCGCTGGCCAGAGAGTCAAGCATGTAATTCCCAAAATCTTGATGCCTGACATAACTCGCTCCCGACTGACCACTGTTCACTGATAACTGAACCCTGTTTTTCGTCGTGCGCGGCGATGCGGATTTCATCGCTGGCTTGGCTCGTCCGCTAACTCTGAGGTCTATAGGCTCAAGTCTGGCCGATCTCCCAGAGCGCCGATCCACCGCGCACTCGCCGCACCGTAGCTCGCACTCCGGCGCGGAAACTTGTTACCTTTTCTTCTTCGCGCGGCGGTGGATGTTTTCGGCCGCCGCCTTGTCGATGACCACCGGCTCCATGCCATCCGTCGAGATCGTGATGCTATCGATCTCCCCGCTGCGCACGCTCGATGCAAACCGATTCATCGCGGACAGCACCCCGGCTCCAAGATGAAACATGCGATATGCCTGCCTGTTCCTTTGCCCTGCGAACCATCTTCAACGGCGAACCATCGCACGTCACCAAGATTACGAACCTTCGTCCCGATGACAGAGAGAATCATCAGTACCCATTTATCGACGGGGTAGACAAGTACAACCCGCTTCCCTTTGGCTTGCTCTTCGATGGCCTTGCGAACCCATGCGGTCGGGCCTTTCTTCTTGCCTTGATGGATGATGGATCCAAACGGCGGGTTGACATAGTTGGACTGGCCCCATTCGCATGTGAGGCCGTCGAATCCCTCTGGCAATGGACAGGGACACGGGTCAAAATCAAAGTGAAATTCCGCGTCAAGTTCGGCATAGAGGGCTGGGGGAGTCAGCCAATAATGTTTGCCGTCCTCCCCGTTGCCCTGATGGAACTTATTGTCTTGGGGCATGAGTTGAGATTGATGGATGGTCGCCAAGTTTCTTCTCCTTCCGCTTCCGATTTTTCTGTGCTTTCGTCTTCGGTTTTGGCCGGTAGGCCAGCACCACATCCGTTATCGTGTCCAATACTTGCGAGGGTCGAACATCAGCTTCACCTGCCGCTCTTTAATCTGGCGCTCCATATCGTGAATCTCTCGCACTTTGGGAATTACATGCTTGACTCCCTGAATGCAAAGTGAAGTTACTTGCTCCCAGAAATTCATCAGTTTCACCGTTGACGGCACCCATGAGGCGTTTATCCGTCCCCTTTCGGCTGTGAATTCCTTCCTTTCGCATTGTGTCATCCCTCTTTGCGCTGGCCAGAGAGTCAAGCATGTAATTCCCCAAAAATGAACCGCCGCATCCGCCCTCAAAATGATGATAGAAAACGCATAACTCTGCCGGTAGCTTAGCTGGCAAGTGAGGCGCACAACCATGGCTACGAAGTCAGCCACGCCATCAGGGTACCAGCGATGCCTCCATTCATCGGGGTAATCATAAATCCCAGGTAATTGAATCCCGACGCCCCAAGATAGCTCGCCGCGCGCGTTGTGCTCCAGACAAGAACCTGCTCCACCAGCGGATCGCTCGTAACATACAGATTTAGAGTTGTTCCGTCGTCAGTCAAGATCAGCCACTGTGGAAACGTCAGGTTCCAGTCAGAAGTAAAAGAATTGCTATTGAATGCGGTAGGCGAAGAATAATTCTGCCCCCAAAACTGCGGTGGCTGGCCAGTAGTGCGGCAAGAGGCACCAAAAAAGATAGCCTGACCGCTGAGGGTATTGCAAATTACCAGGCCAAGCAAGGAAAACGCCGTAGGAAAACCATTCCCGGGGACTGGCCAAGTAATCAGCGCCCGCCGGACAAACGGGGCGGAGGGATACGGCCCAACAACTCCCTCGTTCCAATCGCCACTTACCGATGTGGGATCGGCCATGAGAATTCCCGTGGCCGCATCCGTGGCGCTGAAGCTTCCGCTTTGGTTATAAGCCGTAGTCAGCCCAGTGTTGGCCTGCGTGGGAACTGTTCCGAGTAGGCCACTCCAAAGACCACCGCCGCCGCCTCCACCGCCGCCTCCCGGAGCGCTGATAATACCACCTGCAATCGTGATCGACGAGCCATCGGGCTTAACCGCACCGAGAGCCGATATGGTTGCAACCGGCAGATCCGCAGGCACAAGAACGCGCAAAACAGAAGCACCAGAAGCTCCGTTCGGAGTGGCTAAAACCTGATTTGCTGGGCCAGAAGGCAACGCTACGCTAGGCGGCACATACCAGGTGCCATCAGCCTTGAGAACTTTTCCAGCAGCGGCGTCGCCGGCGCCGGGAGCCGGAACCAACCCCATAACTCCGCCAGCGCCCGTGTCTCCGACAAATTTCGAGTGATAGGCGGTAACATTCCGCACCACAGTGGGATCGAGAGATGGAGCGTCCGCCTGCCATAGAACATTTTGCGACCCGGCTGGCGCTGCCGGCTCCGTGTTATTCAGATTGATGGTCTGCGTTGGCATTCTAGCTCCCGTTGATCGTCCAGCTACCACCCATGCCGCTGCCGGTCCATACGGTAACTGCGGCCGATCCTGACGCGGTTGGATCAGCCACACTGATTGCCGCGATGGTGTGTGATCCAGCCGCGGCTGGCGCGGCGTACAAACCGGCCGCGCTGATCGTGCCCACGGTCACGTTGCCGCCCGCGATGCCATCAACACCCCAGGTAACATTGCTGTTTGCGTTGTTCAAGACCGTGGCTGAGAACTGCTGCGTTTCGCCAGCCGCCACCATCGCTGAAGGCGGAGTTACCTGAACCAGCGTGGCAACGGCTGAAGATGGAGTGCTGTAGATGGCGAAGACATCGGCGGTGCCGTCCCACACGTCGCCTGAGCCATCCTGAAAGGTCATGTGCACGATATTGTCGGCATCGAGATAGCACGCGCCAACGCCCTGGGCGTTGTTAGTTCCAGATCCAGTCCCCCCGTCGTGAGAGCCGATGTTTACTTCGAGCGACGAGCCGTCCCCTGCGGCCGCGGGAATCTCTAAAGTCGCGCCGTTCGCCATATTCAGCGCGCAGCCCGCACCAAAGATTGTCCCGTTGCTCAGCGGAATTTCCATCCAGTTACCGCCGCTGAGGGCCTGAGTAGTGACGGTGCCCATGTTATTTTTCCAGGCAAAGACGAGAACTGAAGCGTTGCCGTGCCAGTCGTTCCCTGAGCAGTCGGTGATGTCGTAATGCACCACCAGACCCGAATCCACGTAGGCGCCCATCATATGGGCCACGTTGTGGCCGTTGGTCGGGCCATCGTGCATGTTGGCCACCGCAAAGCACTGCGCGCTGGAGTAACCAGACGGCAGAACGATGGTGGCGCCGTTCGCAAGAATGCCCTGGCCGAAGAGGATGGTTTCTCCGCCTGGCAGCGTGAGTTCAAGCCAGGTGATTCCGTTGCTGGTGGTTGTCACGTCCGGGCTGAGCCATCCCAGCGCGGCGTAGTTGAGGTCGCCGCCCCATTCCAGGCCCGAACCGGCACCGTATTCCCAATCACAATAATTCAGCGTCAAGAGTCGAGTCGCGCTCGCAGCACAGAGCACGATGGCGCTGGCGGAGTGATCGTTGCCGGGCACGCTGGCGCCGGCGGCCGATGCCCAGGCCAAAAGGTTGCCGGGCGGAAATCCCGAGGCCGGCAGTTGAAAGGCCTGGCCACTGGGAAGTTGCCCGCTGAAGAAGACAAACTGGCCGCCGTTTGCAAGACCGATGCTGGTGTAGTTGCTGTCATTGCCGGGATCGCTGCCAGGCACAGATGGCCAGCCGGCTTGCGTGGGATCGCTGGTGTCGTACATGACCGCTTCGTTATATGGTCCGAGCGCAAGCTCTATCTCGCCGCTATTTTCCGAGGGCTTGCGCGCGATCTCTCCGCCCTGGCCCGCGGCTTGCGCGGTGGGAGGAAAGACCGTGAGCGGCTCTAGCACTTCGTACTCTCCCGCATATTGGAAGTTGGTTGTGCTGTCGAGAGTAACGTGATCGCCAGGGCGAATGGCGCAAGCCAGGTTGCCGAAGACATCGCGCGCGAAAAGACTCGTGCGCAGCTTGACGCACGGCGGCGTGATGTAAGGCGCCGTGGGAAGCCCGTCGGCTCCCGTAGTATCAAGACCCAGCAGCCGGTCGCGCTCATAGCAGGTGATGCGACTGGCCTGATCCCAGGTCATGGTGGCGAAGTCCAGTGTCTGTTTCACCTTCATGCGCTGGCGGGGAATGCCCAGCCCGATTACTCCGCGCGCCAGCATATTGGACTTATGCCAGAACTCTGGAGCACGCTCTTTGAAGCGTGAATAGAGCAGTCCACAGCCACCCACCTGGCCCAGGCTCTCCGGATAATTAGTGCCCTTAGGAACCAGCTCAAATGTGGTGGGATCAACCTCATCCGTGGCTCCCGGATTGATGATTGCCGGAACGCTGTAGACCTGCCACTGCCCATCGTAAGTGGTGTTTGTGCCACCCATGGCGATCCAGTCATTTGCTTCGAAGGGATGCGGCGCCGTGGTTGTGACCACGGGCCTCACTCCCGCGCTCCAGGTGATCGATTGGATGTAGCTGCACAGTGGCACCAGCAGATCGCGTGAATTGGCGATATAGCGGTTGGCGCTCTTGTGCAGCGATTGGTCGCTGGCATCCCATGAGCCAGGCAGAATGTGGGCACGGCTGAAAGTGAAGACGCTGGAGCGCGGCATATCGATCTTCACTCCGATTTTGCCGGCGTATTCGGACATAAAGCCCCGGCAGCAGAGCAGCATCTGTTCGAGCACGGCCTGGAGAGTGGTCTGCGAACTGAATGCATAGTTCCCCGAAAAACGCGGGCGGCCGTTAGCCAGGAACTCATCACAATATTGCGCCGCCGCGTAGATCGATCCCCAGTCAAAACGGTTCTTAACGGCTGAGTTCAGAACATCGGGACCTGCTGTGAGATCGAGCTGATAGTCAGGGAAAATCTTCCTGCGCAGCAGTACATCCACAATGTGCCAGACGGGGTTGGTGGTGAAGGCATAGCCCGTCTGATTGCCTTCATCGTCGAAGAGCCGGCAGCGCAAGGCGCGCCAGAGGCCGATGGGCGCGATGTCGGTCCATTGCGTCGCATCGTTGCCGTTGTTGCTGGTCTGGTTGAGGATGGGCTGTTTGCGCATCAGCGTGTAATAGGCGATGCGCGAGAATGCGAGCGGCTGGATGGCGGGCGGAAAGAGCGGCCACAGCAGGTCCACGTTCTGATCCGGACCAACCGACGACGGTGTGAGCGACGCGCCAACTGGTGTGTCGCAACCGCTGTGAAAGTTGAAGACGAAGCCTTCGGGGTTGCCGTCAATAGCTTGCATCCAGTTGAAGCCGTAGTTCCGGATGACTTTTTGCGCGGGCGCGTTGCCGCCCATCCAGATGAGTAGATCGTTGATCCACAGAGAGGCGGGGCCATCCCACTCACCATGACCCAGAAGCCATATCCCGAGGCGCGTGTACAGGTTCACGGAATCGCCAGTGTTCTGCAGCATGTAGTAGGCGTGGCGCTTTCCCGTGGCCCAGGCGTAGCCGTAGGTCAGCGGAATGGGAGTCCCGGTAGTCGAGCTGGCGGAGCTGGTCGCGGTGGTGGATGCGTTCGCCATCAGATGGTTCTCCGCCGGTTGGTCACGTTCAGAGCGGTGTTCGCTGCCGTCTCGCCGAAATTGGTCTCGTAGTTATTCATCACGCACATGATGCGGCTGAGTGACTGGCAGCTCTGATAGCTATAGCCGCATTCCACGTCGCCGGTGGCTCCGCAACGCGGGCCGCCCCACTGCAATTGACAGGTCTCCGAGTAGATCTCCAGCGGAGTATCGTCTTGCGAAGGATTGAGGAGTTGAGAGCCTTTCAGTGTCACCGTATCGACACCGATATCGTCCACAGAAAGCGTGCCATGCACCTCAAGCCATGCGGCCTGGGCGTCGGCTTGCCAGAGGCGATAAATGAAGAATGCGCCTTCGAGAGCGCTGCGCCGCGCGATCTTCTCGAAGTCGCGGCTGAGCGTGTCGCCACTCAGATTCTGCAGCACGAAAGCTCCAATGTCGGTTTGAAGCGAACGATGAAAACTGAATTGAGGGACGCTCATCAGCCAGGGGATATAAGGTCCGGCTCCGTAGGCCGCCTCTCCGGGGAAACCCCAACCGGCTTCGCCGCCGCTGGCGCTGGCGTAGTAGATGGCGATACCTACAAAGGAGATAGCCATCCTGGTGAGGGTCTCGTCTCCCCATACCGAGCGCCGGAGTTCCGCCGACATAGTGTACGACTCCAGCCCCGCGGCGACGGCGGCGATGGATTGGTTCAGGGCCCCCTCGGCAGAGGCTTCCCCGTTCCAACCCACAACTGTTGCGGGAGAAGGGGGAATCACAGGCGCACTGAAGGATCCGCCCGTCCCCCCGGCGGAGAAGATAGCCACATAGAACATCTTCGCGATCACGGTACCTGCGGGAAGGGAAGGGAGAGTGAATCCCGACCAGATTATTTCCTGATCGTAGGTATCAACTTCTGTATCGCTTTGCTTCGATAAGAGTGCGTTCACGGTGCCGTTGACGCTCATCTGGCTTGTGTTGCCAGCACTCGCTCCGCCTGTGGCCACCACGGTGCTGGGATAGGCCCATGCAACGATTTGCCCCTCAGTGGGCGCAACCGGCGGATAAGCGAAGGCCGGTTCGGCGCCAGTGATGGCGACGGGCGCGTTGCTTGGCCGATCGCTGAAAAAGTAGAGGTTGCCATTCGTGTCCTGAATGTCGAGCAGGTTCACCTGAGCGACGCCGGTGCGTGAGCCGCCCGTGGCCAGAAGTGGTGCTGGGTAGGAGATCACCTCATCACCTCCAGCGCATACCAGCTCACCGCAGCGCCCGTGGCAGCGACGTTCTGTGTGCCGTCGCAGTTCACCTGCACGCGATGGATGTCCAACGGCAGGTTTTGCTGTGTGACCACGATCTGCGGACCGATGTCGGTGGCGTTGTAGAGATCGACCGTCTCCAGCAGCACGCCATCTATATATATGTCCGCTTTGCCAAACTCCGGCCCCTTGAGCATGTAGAGCCGGAAGCCGTAGCCACGGTATTCGTAGCAGGCCCAGTCGCCCAGCGTGCCTGGATCGTCCATGGTGACGTAAGCCGTGCCCACCGTACTCAAGCTCACATGCTCGGTGCCTTGGGCGCCGGCGACGGCCGCGCGCGCCGTCTGTGTCCAAGCGCCGCTGGTGGCCAGCTTTTGGTCGCCGAAATCGTTGGTGACAAAGAATGCGATCGCATCGTTGGCCCAGTCGCTGGGAAACGCAACCATCTGCTGCTGCGGCATCTCCTCAAAGGTCACATTCTGCACATCCCACATGCCGTTACCCGTCTCGACGGGTACGACCTCTGTGGTGAAGCGGCCGACGTACTGACGGCCTCCGCCATCGTGATCGATGATGGTGAAGAAGCCGTCCTCGTATTGCTCGTAGTACCACTTGAGCTTTTGAACGCAAGCCCAGGTGCGCGTGAGCCAGGTGAGATTAAAGGTGTGCCCGGTGTTTTGCGTCTCCCGCGTCCAGGGCGTCCCGCCCACGGCCTTTTTGTTGAGCTTGGTGCTCGTGCGCTTGCGCGTGAAGCCATAGTTGGGCGTCATCGAATCTTCGATCGATTCGTCCCATACTGTCGTCGGGTTCAGAATGTCCGTGGCCGGCATCAGTTCATCCCTCCGCCCGAGTTCTCCGCGTAGCTGTCATTCACCGCCGAGCGGATATTGTGCTTGTACTTGTCGAGGAACTGCGAGACGCCCTTTGCGTCGATGGCATGGACGTGCAGATGCACATCGCCCATCGAGGTGGACTGCACGGGCATTTTTCCGCCGTTCCCCTCGGTCACGGCTTTAGTGATCGCGCTGTTATCGACGCTCGAAAAGATGCGTTCGCCGGCGTGATTCATGTTCAAGCCCGTCTCTGGAACGTAGGGCGTGCCCGTCGCGTAGGAAGCGCCCGAGGCGGTGTACATGCTGCGCCCGGCCTTTTGCTCCGCATCCAGCTTGCCCATGAACTCTTTGATCTCCGGCTTGATGGTGTTCTGGTAGTAGCGGCTGTCGGCCGAGCCCATCTTCTGCGTCGTCTTCGCCGCCTCCATCTGCAGGCTCTGCGCGTCGGAATAGGCGTCGAGATAGTTCATGCCGCCTTGCTGGTAGGAGGAAAGATCGCCGGCGATGCGCGGCCGCACAGTCTTGAGATCATAGTCGCGAGCCGCATGGCTGCTGCCGATGGCTCCCACGACCGCGCCGGCCGCTGCGCCGACCAACGCGCCCACCGGACCTGCGATCTCCATCCCCATCTCGGCGCCGCTCATTGCGCCCTTCAGTCCGCCGCCTACGCCACCGCCGCTTTCGTGCGCGCCCCACACACCCATGGCGCCTTGCGCCGCTCCGGTTACGTTTGCCTGAGAGAATCCGTCGCTCGTCATCGAGCCGTTGCCGCTGGAGGTTTTGGTCGGGTCTCCTCCGCTCTTGCCGTTTCCACTTTGCCCTGAGAAATCCTTCCCGAGCTGCTTGGTTAGGGCAACTCCCTGCGATGCGTCGCCGAGTGCGCCCTTCACCTGGGCGCTTTTCGATGGGCCAGGTCCTACGCCAGGCTCGGCGAGACCCGAAGCGATACTTCCCGCAACGCCGGCGCCCGCGCCGCCAACGGTCGAACCGCCAGCACTCCAGGCCGAGGAGCCGGCAGACGTGGATGGTGCGCCCGCGCCAAAGCCTCCGGTTGCGCCTGTAACGCGCGGAGCGAGCAGCGTCGTGCCGCCACCAGGTCCAACGCCACCGCCGCCGCCGCCAGGGCCGCCGCCAGGGCCGCCGCCAGGGCCGCCGCCAGGCCCACCGCCGCCTGTAATCATCGCGCTACCTATATGGATCGTGGCGGAAGTGATGCTGAAGGCTTTCTCCGCCGCGCCGTGCGCGCCGTGGCCTGCTGACATTTCCGCCTTCGCGTCCGCGCCTGCGCCTTTGCCTTTTTTGCCGAAGACGCCGAAGCCCATGCCGCCGAGAACGTCGCCGAAGACGCCGCCCGCGCCACCCTTGGAGTCCGCGCCCGCTCCACCCTTGCCGCCCTGGAAACGCTGAAACAGCGATGCGGCCGCTTCGCCCGCGGCCTTGTCGCCCAGCTTGGCAAAGTATTTTCCCGGATGCTCCATGCCTTCAAAGAATCCGGTGAACTCGCCGGCCATCTTCTTGCGGGCCTCGCTTGCGGCCTCGATCATCTGGCCGTTGGCTTCCATCTGCGCCGCCGCCACGCGCCGGTTGTAATCGTCCTGCGAGATCTCCTGGGAGTTTAGCTCATCCAGATATTTTTGCTTACGCTCCGCCAACTCAGCGCCGATGGCGGCCGTCTTCTGTTTCTCGGCCGAGAGGAACTTGACCCGCGCCTGCTCTTCGATCTGCGCCGTCTCCTGGGCGTTCTTCTGGGTCAGCTCCTTAGATTGGCCAGTCTCGCCGGAGGCGATCAGCCCCTGGCCACGCTGCAACTGCGAGAGGCCCGCGCCGTATTGAGCAGCACCGCCCGGCGTGGAGCGGTCCATGTGGCCATAGGTTTCATCGAACTTCTTTTGTAGCGCATCGAGATGCTGAGCCGCCTCAGCGTGGATCCTCGCAAAGCCCTGCACCTGGTGCGCGGCGGTCGAATCATTGAGCGCGTTGATCTCCTGGGCGAAGCTGCGCTGCTGCTCTTCAATCTGCTGATTGGTTTGCTGGTTGGCATAAATAAAGCGTTTCGCGCGTTCTGTCGGATCGAGATTTTCGTCCGCGTTGATGTCCGCTGCGCGGTTCGCGCCCTCAGCCTGAGTTTTCTGAATGCCGGTCATGCCGGCCATGGAGGCCATGCGGCCCATCTTCTCGGTTTCAGACTGCTGCGCGCGCAGCCGATTCATCTCCTCGTTGTGAAACTTCGCGTGAACGTCCGCGACCGCCTGGGCGCTGGTGATGCCTCGGCGCTTCAGATCCTCGATGGCCTCCGCTTCCTGCAGGTGATAGAGCGCGGATCCGCGCAGCCCGGATTCCAGTGCCTGCTCGTGGAGGCGCGCCAGCTCGGCGACTTGCGACTTGGCGTCGCTGGTGTGGCCTTTCCGGCTGTCGGCAAGCTCAGTGTCGGCCTTGAGCGTTGCAATGGTGACGGCGCGGTTCTCTTCGTCCGCGCCGGCATTGGCGGCTACGGGGTTGCGCAGCGCTCTGTCCTGTTCGGTTCCATAGAATCTTTCTTCGTGCGCTTTTTTCCGCGCCTCTTCTACCTGGAAATCGCGTTTTGCTTTTGGCCGGGCGGATTCCGGCATCTTTGAAATATCAGCCTCGCGTTGCGCCGACCAAAGCTCAATGTCGCTCGACCTTTGCTTATGGGCCTGCTCGGCCTCCGCTGAATGCTGGAGCGTATCTAATTTCTTTTGCCATCCGATTGCTGTGTCAGCGGCCGCAAGCTGTTCATGCTTCGCGCTCCACAGCCAGGTTGCGCCGGCGGTTCTCGACAGCTCGGTATATCTCCTGACCGCCTCCGAGGCCTCGTCGATGCGCAGCCGCGTGGTCTCAATCGAGTGCGTGTTTCCGAAGTTCTCGTCTTTCGTTTTTGCGACTTCGTCCCGATAGTCCTGCGTAGCCTTGGAGAGGCCCGTCAACTCTTTCCACAGCTTCTGCGCCCCGGCGACAGCGGCGGTAAAGATCATGGCGCCAATCTGGATTGTGGCGAAGCCGATCATGGCTGTGCTGAGAGTGCTCAATACCGCTTGCGCGGCCTTGCTCTGGCCGATCAACGTAATCATGGCGCGGGGAAGGCGCACGCCCATCTCTTCAGCGGCCAGGCGCGTCTTCTCGGTTGCGGAAAGCATTCCCGCGCCGGCCTGCCTCATGCCTTGCTCGACCTGCGCGCCCGAGCGAGTCCCGGCCGCCCCCAGCTTGTTCAGGTTCTGCTCAACGCCGGAGAGCACCTGGCTGGAGGTGTTGTCTACAACGTTCACCGAGATTTGAACCGCGCTGGTCTCTACCGACATGGGTTATGCCTTCTTGCGTTGGAACTTGCTGCCACAGCCGGGGCATTCACGACCAAAGCGATTCTGCTGGCGCTCGCCGCAGGCGGTGCATGCCGGATGACGAGCTTTAAACGCGGAGCGAGCGCGATGGAGGGCGAGCAGGCCCTCCGCCTCAAAAGCAGCGAGATCCACCGATGCAACGCCAATGCCCGCTTGCTGGAGAGCTTCGAGATGCAGCAGATGCTCGCCAAAGCGGTAGTAGCCCCACGCCAGAGTGCGCGGCGGAACCTGGCGCTCCATCCGCTCGATTGTCTCGGGGCTGGCGCCTTCGGAGTGGATGCGGCTGCGCACGAAGTCGCTCTCGAAGATCTCTTCGAGGGCCATCCGCACGCCTTCCGCATCTTTCCAGACATCGATCATCTCCGCGCTCGTTACGCTTCTTCTTCGACTTTGGGCGCGGCGGGCGCGAAGAGCACGTCCACGGCCGCAACCTTGTGATACGTGTCCATGAACTCGACAATGCCCTCGCGGTCCGGAGCTGCGCCGTCCACCGTGTAGCCTTCGACGCTCACGATCAGCTCGTCGTAGAGATCCGCCAAGGTAGCTTGCGCGCCCAGCCATTGCGTCTTGCCGTTGCGGCTGCCGCCCACCACGCGCGAGCGGCTGCTATCGCGCGAGACGCGGCGCTGCTGCTCTGAGGTGGGCGATATGAAGTTGTGGCGCAGACCCTTGAACTTGCGCATGATGCCATCGTCGCCGGCGCTCCACACCGCATCCAGGAATACCGACTCCTGGCCAAGCGAGATCGGATCGTCGTCGGAAGGCTCGCTGGCCGAAACCGAGATGATGGCGTTAGCCACGCCCAGCCGATGCGAAAGAGGCAGCATCGATTTCCAGCCTTCAACCTGGTCGATGCTCGTTTTCCCATCCGGCAACGCGTAGCCGCTGGCGGTCGTGAGGCTTTGCTCCACCAGGTCGAGCCGCGCGGCGCTGCTGTCGAAGCTGTCCACGCGCTTGCCGTTCTGGTTTTCCGAGGTGGAGAGTATGCCCTCGAAGTAGCGCAGCCACAGCTTTTTCGGGATGCGCGCGAGGGTAAGGGCGTATTGCTTGCCGCGATCTTCGATGACGATGATCCGCGGAGCTTTCAATTCAATGGATGTAGACATAGGTTCCTTCTTTCATTTGGGATTTTCGACACCCCAGCGACGAAGACCTGTCGCCGGGGACCCCGTAAAGGGCAGTGCCAGAGGGTTGAAGGAACCCTTGAAGCTGAAGCCCCGCGCAGGTCATGCGGAGCTTCCGCCGCGGCGAAGGGGTGCCACGGATGATGCAGAAAATGGGGACGTGTGAAAAAAAGAGGGGGCGCTTCCCCGACGCGCCCCCGGAGGAAACTTTAAACGCCCGGAGCCGCCAGATATGAAGCGACGGAGTTGATCACCCCGATCGAGATAGGAGGGACTCCAGCCGCCTGGTAGTTGGTGGTTTCGTCGTTCTCCACCTGCCAGACGACCATGTCGCCGTCAAGGCCCAGCTTCGTCGTCTTCAGGTGCATCTGGGGTACGGAAATCGTCAACTGCGCATCCGCCCCGGAATTGACGCCCAGCTCGTAATCGCACGCCGTGTCGTTAGCAAAGCGCGTGTAGACATCGTCGGTGTCCTTGGCCGCGAAGGTTGTCGCCAGCGAGAACTTGGGATTTCCCTTGCGGACAAATATCCCGTAGAGGCCGCCACCCGGCGCGCGGTGAGCAACAAGCTGATTCTCCAGCTTCAGCGTCGTGCTCATGTGGCGCCCGACCAGGGACGCCAGAGCGCCAACGGGCCCGAAGGTCAACACGGCGTCCGACCCCAAAAGATAAGTCTCCGCTGGCGCGACAGGCAATGTGCCGGTCATCGATCCGAGGATCTGAATGCCGGTGCCAGTCATGCCGATCTCGATCATGATGGCGCCAAGCTCGTTGATGGTGAGGGTGAGATCGCCGACGCACATGTCCGGGCACTTGTAATGCACGTCCTCGGTGTCTTCCATATAGATCGTCGTCGGCACTGCCGTGCGCGTCGATTCATCGAAGGTGAAGGAATGCGCGTAAGGCGCGGCAACTCCGACCACCGTGTCGGTTCCCATCAGAAACGCCAAGGCATAACCAGCCAGCCAAGGAGAGAGTTCAGCCTTGAAGGCGCTCAAAGCTGTCTCGTAGCTGGTGATTTGTCCGTTGGTGGCGAAAGCGGTGCCTTTGCCGGCATACGCAATATCGGTACGCCGCGTGATCTTGCGTTCGAGCACAGCCGCGCCGTCGAAGCGCTGGCGTTGAGTGAGCGCGGCGTCGGCCAGGGCGGTATTCCAGGCCGCCTGCGAGTTCACGCTAAGCATCAGGTTTCGGGCTGTTTTCCATTGCGAAAGAAAGTTGTATGGACCGGGCATTACTTCACCTCGACTTGAGATTCAGCGGCCTTCACGGCCGTAGGCTGTGGCGCATCGGTGTGGCTTGCAGCGGGAGAGATGAAACGTCCCGGCGCGGGAGTGGGCTTCTGGGGAGCCGCTGGATCCGCGACCGGAGCCAGGGCCAGAATTTGAGATCCCTGATAGGTTTTAAGAGAGAGTGTGCGCCGCCACTCGCTGCTGAGCACCTTCACCGGCTGCCCAGGCGTGAAACAGTAGTTAAAGTGCGCGTTGCTGATGCGCACTGAGGTGCTTTCTGAAAGGGCGATACCCGCCGGAGACAACTGCACTTGAACAAAGTCAGAAGGGTTCATACTGTTCCTCCGTTAGGGCCGTCGAATTGCGCGATGCCGCTGATAAGCACGGTGATGGCGAAGAGCTGATCTACCGGACCGCCATCGTCGGGAATCACAAGAGAAACGCGCTTGATCTCCAGAGGCATCGACCTGGTGCCATCGGCCAGAGCCAGGCGCGCGCCGGCGAGCTGATTGAGCGCAACCGCGACCAGGCCCAGAATTTGCAGGCGTTCGTCGGCTTTAGAGCGGAGGCTGGATTCAAAGCAGAGCACGTCGAAGAGCAGCCCCGCTTGGTAGGTAAGCCGCTGGTTATCGCGCAGGTTGCTGTAATCGGAATCGCTGAACTGGATGCGCAGCGACGGCGGCTTGAGCGCGAGCTGGCCCTGGTCGTTGAAATCCTTGCTGTTGACCGGATTCACATCGACCGACACGGGAGCATCGACGGTGCCATAAGCCGCGGGCATCGCGCTCTTGAGCAGCGCGATCAGAGCAGCCTCGACGTAATCGATGCGAAATTGCGAGGGAGCGCCCATCACTGGCCTCCCAGGCCGGCAGCGGACCGCGCCCGCCGGATGTAACCGTTGACCAGGCTCTGGATGCGCTGAGGATCTTCGGGACGAAAGACCAGGTAGGGCCGCGCGGGGATGTTCTGGTGGCGTGTATGGCCGGGGACGTGGATCTTCACCTGGTTGCGCGGGCCACGGATATTCAGCGAGCGATTGCCGAGTTTGCCTTTGCCGAGCGCCGCGGAGAGCCGCGCGTAGCTGTGCTCTTTCACGTTGACCGTGGCGGCATCTTGTTTTGAAGTGCGCGGGCCGATGCCAACCGAGCCGCGATCGCGCGAGCCGAACTGATGCACGGCCGCATATTTCACGTTCGTTGAGAGAATCACCTGGTCCGGAGAAGTCTGCGCGATCCCTATCGAGTTCAAAAGCGTTCCTGTCATGATGAGCAGCTTGTGACCGGAGCCGTATCTTTTAGGGTCGCTTTTGATGGTCGAAGGCGCCAGGGGCATCCAGGAATTGGCCGGAGAACCCTGCTCGCGGAAGGTGCGCCGGATGCTCACCAGCATAGACATGCCGATCTGCTGCATCAGCTCACCCTTCGCTTGGAGCGAGAGGCGGAACTTACCCAACGCGACTTTCACGTTGGCATCATCGACCTGGATGACTTCCGCGCTCATACGAAACCTTCGATGTTCTTGTCGCTAAAGTGGAGATGGTGATCTTTCTTTGAGATCGTCGGACCCCCCAGCGAAACCTGCGGCTGGAGAGCCGTGGAGGGTTGATCGAGCGAAGCCTTGGCCGCGGCAATGTCCTTGAGAAAGCTGATCGCCTGGTCAAAGCGCTGCTGCACCGTCTCGCCGATCGTGGTCTCGCGCCGCCTGGAAAAAAGCAGATAGACCGCAATGTCCAGGGTCAGCGCCTTCACATCGTCCGACTGCTGCAGCGGAGTGACATAGCGCATCCGGCAGTAGCTCTCTACGCGACCTGAAGCCTCTTCGAGCGCCGCCGTGACCGTCGTGGTGTTGATTTCACCAGTGTTGTCATCGTCGGTCAGCTCAGTCAGGTCCTTCGTCGTCATGCGAAGAGGGATCAGATCGGCTTGGGTCGCGTAGGCCATGCAGCTCCGGAGTTACTTGCCTTCTGTATCCGCCTCGACGACTCCGCGAGCCAGCAGCGTTGCGGCCTCGGTTTCGGTGAGACGAACGATAGATCCCACGGTCACGATGCGGTGGCCAAACAGCACGCTGGCCAGCACCTTATAAGGTTTCGTTGCCTTGGGCTTGGCCGCTTCAGGCTTCGCCGCGTTGGACTTGTTTTCCGGCTCGTGCTTCGCCACTTTGTTCTCCTCTTGATTTGCGTTGGCCGCGGCCATTGAAGACCGCGGCCGATGCGATTCCTGGGGGCGGCTCAGGCTCCGGTTTTGGTTTCGGTTTTGGTTTGGGTGTCCGTCTTGACCTCGGCTTCGTGAGACTTCCCAACATCGGACGGCGCGGGCTTGGCCGCGTTGGGCGCTTCCGGGTTCGGCTTCTCGACGTCCCGCGTCGATGTGTCGTGAGTCTCTGTGGTCTTCGTGTCCGTCGTAGGCTTCGCGTCGGCGTGGACTTCCGTTGTCTGCTCGGTGTGAGAGCTGTCTGTCATCGTTGACCCTCCTTCGGGGTGTTTTCCGGGCGCGGATTAAAGACCGCGGCCGGGATCGTTCGTTCACCTCAACGGGGAGGAGTTTCCTCCTCCCCGTTGATATGGTTTAGCCCTCGATGTCGCCGGGGATCGTGCCCATGGTGGGAGCGATGCTCAGCGCGTTGAGAATGGGGATACCCGTCTCCTGCGCGGTGGCGCGCAGGTCGTAGTACCAATCCACGCTCTGCCAATACTTCTTCTTGGCCAGGTGCGGATCGATCCATTCGAGAACGCCGTAACCGTCCACGGTCGAGGGAGGCGCGGCAATCGTAGCGCCGTTGCCGTCCGTTCCACCGGTCCAGACGAAAGTCTTGGCGCAGGAAACATCGTCTTGCGTGGGCGCGGCTTGCGCGTAGCCGAGGAAGGCGTTGCTGCCCCACACCCACGAGGCAACGTTCTGCCGGTTGAGCAGGATGGCGCTCCCCTGGATGCACTTCACGCGGAAGACCGACGAGAGCTGATCGAGGGAGATCGAGCCGGCCACGGTGTACTTGAAGCGGTTGATGATGTCCGGATGGTTCTGCAGCGCGACCACAACTGGATCGCTGAGCAGTAGGCTCATGTCCGCATCCTGGATGCCAGCCTGGCGCAGAATTGCCTTGAGCGCCTCGACCTGCACGATAGGATGCGAGCCATCAGTGCCCACATCGGGGACCGACGGGTACTTGTCCCATTGGTTGTTGGTCCCGGCGCTGAGGTCGGTGTAGTTGGGGAAGTTGGTCTCGCTCAGCAGCAGCCTGGCAATCGCGACTTCGCGGTCGAGATTGATTTGCTTGATGAGCTGCTGGGTGAGCTGCTTACGCGTGGAGAAGCCCAGGCCGAGGCCGTAGCTCTCACTCTCGAAGGGCACATCGCCCTGGAGCGCGTGGCTCTGCGCCATGTACGGCGCGGTCGAATAGCTGCGCCGCACAGATTGCGGCTCGTCGCCTGGGGCGCGGAGCGTGGTCCCCGGCAGCTTGAAGTCGTCGCGATTCCACACGACGTACTGGAAAGACTGCCGCGCCACAGGCACGCGCGGGGCAAAGGTTTCGCCAACGAAGGCATTGTTGCGGAACTCCTTGGCGAAGTTCGACAACGCCACATTCAGAGCCCCAGCCGGCATCGTTCCAACATAGCCGCCCATTTACATCCTCCTGCCGCTTGCGCGGGTCGATTTCCGTTTCAGTGCGCCGCCAGGCGCTTGGCTCATCACTAAGCGCCTGGCGGAAAAAGTTAGGCGATTGCCGCTACCAGGCCGAAGAGCCCCGGCACGAAAACGCAGATGTAATCTCCCGCGTTCGGCGTGGTCTCAAGCGCAATAGCCACCACCGGTTGTCCTGCGGACGCCGGCACAAGCTGGCCGGCGGCGTTGTTGGTGAGCGCTAGCGGCGCGGACGGAATAGCTGCGCCAACCTGGCCCACCGTTTGGCCGTGCTCGATCACAGAGATCGCTTCGGTGGTAGAGATCGCATCTTCCTCGATGATGCCGATGCAAGGCGAGTTGGCCACGCTGGCCACGGCGGCATGATAGACATCCGTGCCATAGACAACGGCGAGGCCGCGGGTAAAGCCGGACGAGCCGCCGGGGATCAGGCTTTCCTTGATCTGTACGCCCTTCGGACCCTTGGTTTCAGTGTTGATGTTCGTCATGACTTGCCCTCCTTGGGCCTGTGAATTTCAGAGGTTGCGGGGCCGGTCTTGCTTTCGATTTTTCCGGCCCGCTGGTGTATCTCGTTAGACCGCGCCAGCCGAAGAGCCGCTGGCTACCGTCAACTCGGGATGCTCTTCCGCGACCTCCGAAAGCGCTTCGCTGAAGCTGATCTTCTTTTCCTTCTGGCGCGCCCTGGCCGCGTTGGTCAGCGGATCGCCGCTCGCGGTCTGCCCGCGTCCAGCCTGAGCGCCTTCCACGAATCGGCCGCCGGAAACAATCTTCGGCAGGCCCTCCAGGAAGAGCACCAGCGTTTCCAGCGTGGTGATATTCTTCTTCGCGTCGCCCTCGCCGAACTCGACGGTTGCGGTGGACTTGGCCAGCTCCTCGAAGACCGGGCCGAGGCCCATCTTCTCGAACGCTGGAGTCCACTTGCCTGCGCTCTTGAGCTTGGTGATGGCCGCCGTGGCGCGCTGCTTTACTTCGCCGCCGGCGATGGCCGTTTCACGCTCCGCAAACTTCGTGGACTGCGCTTTCAACTCGGCCTCCAGCGCAGTTACTTTTGCCTGAAGCGGAGCAGCGGTCGCGGTTGCGGCGTCGGTAGCGATGCGCCTGGCATCGTCTTCGCTGAAAGTCTTCGGTTGCGCGGAGCTGCTAAACAACTCGGCGAAGTAGGCCTTGATCTGTTCGGCTACGGTTTTCGTTGCGTCTGCCACTACGTCATCCTCCCCGAAGTCCACCTCGATGAACTTCGATCCGTGATCGTTGAATGCAAGGTCCTGCAAACCCTTGACTTCGGGCGGCTGCGCGCCCAGGTAGGCGACATGCCGCAGGCCGGTGATGTTGCCGTCCGCGTCACAATAGAACGCGGCCGAACGCTTCTTGAAGCGCCCCGCCTTGCGCGCCTCGTCAAACTTGGGATCGACCTGCTTTTCGCGCGCCAGCAGCTTGTCGCCATCGACGGCCAGGCTCTCAATCCAGCCATAAGCCGGCTTGTCGTCGGCAGGGTGGCCGATCGTAGCTGGCGCTTCGTGGTAAGTGGGGTCGTAGTTGCGCACCACGCGGTCGAGATCGGCGCGGGTGATGAGGCCTTTGTTGGCGCCGCGATAATCGCCGGCGCGAAAGATCTCAATCCAAGGGCGCGGCGCTTCGCCGTGCGTCTGGCTGAGGTGATTCTTCACGAAGTCGGTGGTGTCCAGGCCTTCTTCTTTGGCGCGGGCCACGATTTTGCGCGCGGCAGGAGCCTTTTCGCTGGAGGCAAGCTCGGTGTGAGCGTACATATCCAGCGCGGAGTTGACGTGCTTATGCGTATCCAGCGGCAGATGCCAGGTATCGGTGTTGTCCGGATCGCCAGCCGAGGCGAACTTGTCCGCCGTGAGCGCGATGCCTTCGACAGTCTTCGTCTTCGCCATGGAACCAACCTATCGGACCGTAACGCCGGCCCGTGCGGTAGCTGGAACAGTTGTGCTATCTGGAATACCTACACTCCAGACAGCGTGTGGAAGCCAGGCTCGGGCACTCCCAGCCGGGCCAGCAAGGGCAATCTTTC